GGTGATCAGCGCATAGCCGCCGGCCAACTGGCGGGTGACGCGCACCACTTCCAGCTGGATCATCGACTTACCCAGGCCGAACGCGGCGAAGCACGCCGCGCGGCCCTGGCGAACCATCCATGCAGCTATGGCGCGCTGGTGGGGCTTGAGCAGTTCATGGAAGGCAGACTGGTCGACCTCGAAGCCTTGCGGCTCAGCCAGGCGCACCTTCTGCTGCAGGAACTTCTCGTAGCAGACGGTCATGCCGAAGTCTCCACAGGGACATGCGGCAGCTTGGTGATGGTGTCGCCTTCGAAGATCGGCAGGACTGCGACAGCAGACGCCCAGTTGCTGGCGACTTTGTGGTCGTTCGTCTCTTCCAGATAGTCGGCGGTACGCCAGCCGATCAGGCGGGGAGCCATTTGCACCTGGCCACCGTCATTACCGAAAGCAACCAACTCCAGGGCATCCAGTAGAAGTTCCTGGCGCTTGGCGCGAGCCAGCTTTTCCTCGATCGCCTGGACCACGAAGGTGTTCATGCTGGTGTGGTCGAGGTCGGCGGCGGCTTCTACGCGAGAGCGAACGCCATCAGGCATGCGGACTACGAACTTGTCAGCGGTGCGAGAGTTACCCATGGCGGATTACCTCGCGCGAACCGTTGCTGTTCATGGCGGTGACCACGCCACGCTGTTCCATGGTTTCGATCATGCGGGCGGCGCGGTTGTAGCCGATCTTCAGCTTGCGCTGTACGGCTGAAATGCTGGCCCGGCCGCTCTCGCGAACGAACTCGACGGCGGCATCGTAGAGAGAGTCATCCTCCAGCGGCAGATCCTGCTGGCTGCCGGTCTTCTCTTTCTCGCCATCATCGAGCGGCTTTTCCTGATACCCGAACAGGTCACAGAGAGCCTGAACAGTGGCCGACAGAAGCAGCAGTTGGACGCTTGCGGTATGTCCCCAGAGTTCGCCGTAAGTGTCGAAGTCCTGTTCTTCGTCCTGATCGCTGGCGAGGTAGGTGATGCTGCGAAGCTGGAAGTCTTTGGTCAGCTTGAAGTTCACTGCATCGGCGTGGCAGAGCTCCAGGCGTTCAACCTGCATGTTGCTCGCCAGGGCTTCCAGCACACCCTGTTTGGCATTGTCGAGGTTGTCGAGATCGAAACTGGCGCGGCCCTTGTCACCCTTCATCACCACCGAGTCACCGATAGCGAAGCCGTGAAAAGACTTCTTGTCCTCGTCCTCGAAGTGATCGCGTAGGCGAGCGGTGAGGCCGCCTTTCACTTCACTGACGTGGATGGTGCGGGTTTCCACTGATTCCACCGCATCCAGCAGCTTGATCAACAGGGCGTTGGCCAAGTGCTTGTTACTGGTGGGCAGGATCAGGGTGCGACTGTCGATGTGATAGAACGCATTGAGCTCGGTGCGCTCAGGAAGAGTGGATTTGATCGCCTCGTCAAAGATCGTTGTCTTCAACTGGTCGACCTCTTCCTTAGTCAGGTCGCGGTCGAGTTCCTTGGCCTTTGCCGAAATCTGGTCAGCAAGTGCCAGGTCGACTGCTTTGGCCGATATCGGCTTGATATCCCGGCGCAGGCGGAAAGAGAAACCGCCAGGAAACTCGGTTACCAGTTGCTCAGTAGCCGGGTTCTGGATGAAGCCGCTAGACGAAATGTGGCTTTCAAGTACAGGAGTGAACGGCACTTCTGCCAGGTGTTCGGCAAGCGCTGCAGCTTCAGGAAGGTCAGCGCGATATACGGTTGCACACTTGATCAGGTTCATCGTGTGATCCTCAGGCGGCTTTAGGGGATTTTTTGTACTGCTGGATGCCGTTCTGCTCGGCCAGACGCTCGAGGCGAGTGGTGCCGATCTCCAGGCGTTTGGCGGCGGTAGACTTGGCGATGCCAATGCCGGCCATTGCGCGGGCGCGCTCGATCAGTGCGGGGCTGTCTTCAACGACAGAGCCAAGTGGGCGACCGCCTGCCTTGCGATGGGCCTTGGCGGCCTGCTCATGGCGACGGGCGTCGGTGATGATCGTCATGTCGGGAGAGCGCCACTGGCCGCTGACCAGTGGGCGCTTCTCGATCGGCGACTCGGTTACCTGCTCGGCCCCGGACTGGTACTCAGCCAGCTTGTCAGCGAGCCACTGACGAGCTGCATCCTTGGATGACAGGGTCGGCAGGTTGAGTGTTGTTTCGTTGTGCATGTGTTCCATGGCCGGGGCTCCTGTTGGTCAGGCGAATGCAGGCATGGCCACGCCCATCAGGGCGAAGTACACGCGGGCGCACGCAAGGGCGTCGGGCATTGCGCGGTGGGCTTCCACCAGGTCTTCGCCAGTGAAGTGCTTGTAGGCCTCGGCCAGGGTGGGCAGCTTCTTGCCTGGCAGGTTCAGCACCGGACGCGACTCGTAGCAGGTGCAGACCTTGGTGGTGGATTCCTTGAAGGCGTCGGCCAGATCCTTGCCGTGGTAGCGGGCGATGGCGATGCGCGCGATACGGTCGTCGAAGGTGGCGTTGTGGGCGGCGCGGATTGCTGCCTGGGTGTGGATGGCCAGGAACCCGTCCAGGGCCTCGATCTCCGGAATACCCTCGTCCATGGCCTGCTCATGGCTGATGCCATGGATGGCGGTAATTTCCGGGGTGATTTCCCAGCCGGCCGGGCGGACGATCGCCTGGTAGCGGTCGATGATGTTGCCGGCGGCGTCATACAGCAGCGCTGCGACCTCGACGATATGGGGCTGATGTTCGGCATCGCTCGGATCTTTCCAGGCCGGCATACCGGACGTTTCGAAGTCGAATACGTTGGCTTTCATGGTCATTTCGGTGACTCCAGGGTGTAGGAACCCCAACCCACGCCGGATAGGCCGGCGCGGTCGGTGAATCAGGGATTGGTTAGGCGGCGGCTTTCTGTGTCGCTACGCTGTTGATGTGTTGCACCAGGGCGCCGCAGATGCGCGGCCAGTCGCTGGAGCGGTACAGAACCGCATTGCCCTTGCGATCAACGGCATCGAACCCGAGCGAGCGCAGGAACTCGGCAGTTACGGTGAAACCGAGGGTGCTGTTGATATCGCCGAGCTTGATGCGCTGGCCGTCGTCGGCCGGGGCCTGTTGCTTGACCGGCTGAACTGCTGCTGGCTCTGCGACTGCAGCGATCGGCGCTGGCTCGGCGGGCTGGGCCGCTGCCTGCTGCTTGGCCAACTGCTCGGCTTCGATCTTCTGCACTTCTTCCTGGCGGATGCGCTCGCGCTCCTGATCCTGGCGAAGCTGCTCGGCCTGCTTGTGTTCGTTGATGCGGTTGCTGATCACCGCCTGCAGGTCTTCACTGGCCTTGAGCACCAGCTGCTGAGCGTCGTGGAACAGGAACTCGAAGCCAGCGGCCTGATCGCGCAGGGTGGTCAGGTTGTGGGTGATGCCGGTGGCAATGGTGCTGGCGTCGACTTTGGCGCGCGCCAGTTCGGCGTCGGCTGAGTCGCGCAGGCTGGTGATGGTCTTCTTGCCTTTGATGGCGCCGGCCACGTCGATGCCTACGGCAGGCATGCGAATCTTGCCGCCGAAGCTGGCTTCGAGGTCGGCGATGTGTTTGCGGAATGCCTCGTTGGCGTCCAGCACGATCTTGTCGCGGATCTCTTGCTTGCGGTTCTTGACCAGGCGTTCGAGGCGCAGGCGAACCTGGCGCGCTTCCTCGTTCACCTCGTCAAGGGTGCGGATAACAGCGTCGATATCCTGGGCCTGGCCCATGATGTGGCTCTTGGTGGCGGACAGGCGAGTCTCAACGTCGGTGCACCACTTCACAGTCTTCTCGGCGTCGGCGAAGTCCTGATCGTCCTGCAGGTCGGTGTTGATGTTGCTGATCGCTTCCATGGCCATGGCGCGGAACTGGTCAAGGTTGGAGTGCTTGACCATGCCGGTGACTTCGACGTGGATCGCTGGCAGCATTTCCGGTGCACGACCGATCTTCTCGACCGGCTTTGCGGCTGGGGCTTCCTGATCTTCGAGGTCGGCAGCGAACTGTTTCCAGCCAGCGGCCAGCGCTTCGGCGCGGCCTGGTACCGGGTAGTACTCCATGGACACGAAGTTGTTTTCGGTGCCGTCGGAGCAGACGAAGATGACCTTCTCGGCGCCGGTGACCAGCAGTTGCTGTTCCAACTGCCAATAGTAGTGCGCTTCGAGCTGCTCGGCGCGCACCTGGGCGGCCAGCTTCTCGTTCCACAGCTTGTGCTCGAAGAGCACTTTCTCTGCCATGTCCATGCCGTCGAGGCTGGCCAGCAGGTTGTCGCGGGAGCAGGTGACCGGGTAGAGGTCTTCGCCGATGCGGGCGGCCAGGATCTCGCGCGCCGCTTCTTCGGCTGCGTGGCCGCGGTCGAACAGTTCTTGCTTGGCAGCGCTCACGTCAGGGGCGAGGCCGGTTTTCTTCTGGCGCAGCAGTTCGGCGCGGGTCATGTACTTGGAGGCGCCCATCATGGCCGGCGCTTCACTGGCGGTGAAATGGCTGCCGCGCAGTACGTGCCACTCGAGCGAGCCTTGGGTTACGTCATGGATTTTCATGCTTGTGCTTCCTCGGTCTCGAGCGCACGGATCTGTGCGATCTGGTCTTCAGAGAGGGTGTTGCTGCTGCTGACGGTGGAAATAATTCGAGCAGCGGTCTTCTGTCCGGAAGCGATCAGGTCGCGCCATTTCGGCAGCATTTCCTGCAGCTTCTTGTCGGAATAGGCGGGCTTGCCGGCGGGGGTTTTCTCCGGCGCAGGATCGTTCTGCGATTGCTGGACTGCTGGCTTCCGATCGCCTTCGCCGGCGCCTTCGCCGTTCTGATCAAGGTCGTCATCAGCTGCAACGCCGAGAAGGGCGGTCGCTGCGTAGCGGCGCAGGTAGGTGAGGTGCGCGCCGAAATCCTTGATATCGCCGCTTTGGGGCATGCTGAATTCAATCTCAGAGGTCAGGACGCCGCCGTCTTTGTGGGCGAGCATGGTGATCAGCGAGCTGTGGCCGTTTGCAGGCTGAATGGTCTGGATGAAGCTGATGCCGTGCTTGGTAAGCGCAGGCCTGGTGCTGCTGAACACTGCCTCGAGATCGGCGTAGCGAAACTCATACTCGCCGTTGGTGCGGGTGCGAATCTTGACGGTGCGGTTCTTGGCCAGAGGGGAGTACTCGGCCTGAGCGCTTGCGAGGGCGGCATAGAGCATCGCCATCTTGTTGGTTTGTTCCATGGTTGCCGTCCTACTATTCTTCGCCGTCGTTGGCGGGGTTCTTGCGTTGATCGATCCAGGCCTGCACTTCGTTGGCTGACCAGGCGACGGGGTCTTTCGGGCCGTCGCCCATCAGCTTTCGCTTGGCCGGAAACTTCTTCTCCAGGCACAGCCGACGGATCGTCGACTTCGAAAGGCCGGTGGCCTTGATCACTTCCGGCAAACGAATCAGGCGGTCCTCTGTTGCGACCTGTGCTGTGGCTGTTGTTGTCATGCGGGCGGTACTCCGTACTTGATCAGGGCTGCTGCCATGCAGGCGCCCCAGATGGCGAGCCACACAGCTGCGGCGCGCAGGGTGTCTTTCGTGAAACGACTCATGCCGGCACCTCGCAGGTGATGAACCACATGCCGCGACGGCGGACGGTTCGCTTGATCTGGCGGATATCGGTGACGCCGGCCGCAGTGGCGCGGGCGAATGCCTCGGCAAAGCAGCGACCTGTGAATGGGCTAGCCATGGGGCACCGCCTGGCGATTGCCGATAGCTGCCAACCGCTTGCGGTAGTCGTCGTGCTCGGCATCGGTGATCAGGCCTTCGGCGTAGGCCAGTTCGATCATTCCGTCGGCGTAAGCCTTGGTGACCGCCTGCAGCAGAATCGGCTGGCCTTCCATCTGCGCCCGCTGGGCGATAGCGCGCTGGATCATGGCGTGAGAGGTCTTAGACATAAGCCACCTCTGCATCCTGCTCGCGGCACTCGGCCATCCAGGTTTCGTCATCCTCTTGCTCGGCCAGCTCT